GCTGTGATCTGACTTGTACTGGTTTATTATCTATGATTAAATCCTTGCCATGAAAATTGTTAACTGAATGTGAAAAATATGATTTCATTTTTTTAGCCAAAGCCATTTCGCAAAGCGTACCTGATACACTCTTTCCCCACTTTTGATAGCGGTCAAACTTAGCACCATGACCCCATTGAATATTTTTTCTTAGACTTTCCACCTCTCTTACAATCCCAGTTGAAGCACCTGATAATATTTCTTCCCAGTTTAAATTCACCTTTTCGACACTCATTTATATTAGATATATTATTTTAAAAATAAATCAAATAAAACTATTGACTTAATTGTAAATAATTTGTAAATACTTTTTTAGATGGAAGAAAGATTTACAGATTTAGCTTGGACTACAGGTGATTTTAATAAAGCAACAACCTCACCTAGTCAAACAGCACTTTCTAATTGGATGTGGTATAACAAATATCAACTATTCCCATACTTAAAATTCAAACAAGAAAAACCTTCAATCAGTTTTAAAGCTGGTACATTTGTCCATGATTGGTTTCAAAATATATTAGTAGGTCAGGCAAAGATTGATGATGTGGAACTTGCTTTTAAAACTCACATAGAACAGTTTGAGTTTGAGGAGAAGCACAAGATGAAAGCACAATTTATTTTAAAAAAAATAAAAGGTTATGTTGAAAGACACTTAGAAGCTATTAATGAAGTGTCTGATAATTTTTCAGGATGGACTTCAGAAAAACCTTTCTCTGATTGGTATAACGATAAGTACATGGGTCAAACATTAAATCTTGCCAATGAAGGTTACATTGATTGTGTTAATGATGGAGAAAAAAAAATAACTGAACATAAAAATAGGTTTGGCAATGTGAGTTTGAAGCCACTAAAAAAACCTAAGAAAGATGATAAGCCTAATGAAAATAGAATTGGGGATTGGGTGTATTCTAAATCTCAAGTAATAAAATATCCTCAATTTACTCATTGTATTCAAACAGCAATATACTCAAAACATTTTGACTATAAATATAAACCTTATTTAATTTATGTAGGTGATAGCGATTATACTATTTTTACCCCTGATAATTGTTGGGAACTTACCCCTAAAGGACTTCAATATTTTTTTAAAAAATTCATACAAATAAATATTCAAAGACAAGAAATGTTAAGGATGGCAAATGGAGATATGAGAAAACTTGCAATGATTATTGGTGTGGATTGGTCAGAAATTAGAAACTACAAATCTAATTTTTTATTAGAGAACTACCATGAAGAAGATATGCAAAGGCTAGAAGACTTTTATGAAAAACTATAAGGAGGAAAATGATTGAGAATATAAAAAAAGAACAAGTAAGAAATGATACATATATTTTAAATAAAATAATGCGTTATTTAAAATTAAATATTCATAAAGTTATAAATGATAATGACTTATCTTTTATTTATGAATACATAAAAGAAAGTAGAAGAAAGAGAGGCAATTAATGACTGATAAAGTAATGATGGAACTTGCTAAGATGCAAACAGAATTAAGAAATCTTAGACAAGATAATAAAAGATATTCTCAAATGTTAATAGATAGAGATGATAAATTAAGAGTTATTGATGACAAGTATAAAGAAAAAATACAAAAACTAAAAGACGATATAGCATTTAAAGATAGGATGCTTGAAACATTAAGACCCAAACCAAAAATAAAGAAAGGAAAAAATGTCAAATAATATATTTAAAAAACTAAAGTTAGCTTCCGCTGAAGCTAGGATGGTTAAGAAAACTGAGAAGAAAGGAGGCATGAATTTTAATCCCTTAGAACATGATGCGGTTCAAGCTGTTGCTATGGAAGCATTAATTAAAAATGATTTATATCCATACTGCACATACAAAGATTTTACTATTGAAGATGATTTTGTAAAAACTACTTGCAACATGACTATTGTAGATTTGGATGACCCTTCTTCTTCTATTGAAATTGAAACTCATGCTATCGCTAAGAAAGATAAATATGGTTCAGGTAACTGTATGTCTTATGCAAGAAAGTATGCTTTTTTAAATGCTTTAAATTTAAGAACTGGAATGAAAGATGATGAGGAAGAAGCAAAGGATATGGAAGATGGATATAATGCTAAACCATTTACTACTCAATTATCTAAAACAGTTATGAAAGAAACTAAGATAGATGACATTTATATTGCAACTCAATTAGATGTTATTGAACAAAATAAAGATAACAAGAATTCTACAGTCTTGAAAAGTGAATTGGAAAACCTCAAGACTAGAATAAGTAAGGCTGGAATTTGGGATGCGTTTTTCAAGTCTGATAACTTTAAGAAATTTAACGCATTAAGAATCAAACATAACAATAAAAGGAGTTAAACTATGGCGTTTGAATTAAAAGAAGGAGAAGGATTTTTGAATAGAGATAATGAAAATCCTGAAAAGTTTTGGGGATCATTTAAGGTCAGCCAAGATTTAAAACAAGGAGATACAATCAATCTTACTGAATGGATTAATACCAAACCAGATGGAAAGATTGTTCACAAATTACAAGAAAGAAAACCTAAACAAGCATAACTTGTAATAGATGGGGTGGTGGGTTTTTTTTGCTCCCTCAAAGTTAGTTAACTGCCACCCCTTTTAATTATGGATTTAATTGTTTTAAATGATGGTATTTATAATTTGTACCCAGTAACAAAACAGATGTTAGAAAATATAAAATTAGTTGGTTCTATAGATTGCTTTGATCTTTGTGAAATACTTAGATTAAAATTAACAACTTATATTGATACACCATTTAACCAACACATTATGAATAATGGTAGTGGAAATTTTTATGGATGTATTTGTAAATAAAATAAAGGAGAATGTATGTCAGACGACAATGTTAAATGGATAGATATAGGAGAAAAAATGGTCAAGCAAATGCTTGAAAAAAAACAAATGGAATATGGGGATTTTGATAAAAACGCATACATTATTGCAAACTTTATTCAATCAACATTAGAAGTAATTAATGGACATAAAATTAAAGTACCCATTACTATTGTTCCACAGCTTATGATTGTATTAAAATTAACTAGAACAATTGATGATGGAAGCAAACAAGATATATACAAAGAAGATACTCATAAAGATATTGCAGGATATAATGATTTATTAAAGACTATGCTTAAAAATATGAAGGAGAAGGATGAATAATGACTAAGATATTTTACAGTCCTAGAATAAAAGAAATCATAGATTTTATGTCTGCTTATTATGATGAACATGATTGTTTTCCCAAGCTAGATGAGATTGGTAAAGCATTAAACTTAACTAAACAAAGAGTTGGTATCTTATTAAAGAACGCTGAGAAGTTAAAATTGATAAAATCAGACAATGTTTTTATGAGAAAGTATATGTTGACGAAGCATATAAAAAACAGTAAATTAAAAGTCAATAATTACTATGAGTTGTAAAAAAATATATTACTATGAATTTAGTGCAACCTTAGAGGAAGAATTTGATTCTGTTGAGAAAGCAACAAATCAGATGAATGCAACAGATAATGCGGTTGTAAAAGAAATAACCCATAAAAATCTAGTGCATTCAATTATAAAAAAGGAGGATGGGAATGAACCTAAGTAACGATATTCCTAGACTGTATGGAAAGCTACAAAAATGCCATAACAAGATCATGGCTTCTGTTGATACAAGAATGTGCGTTCATACACTAAAGGACTATGTAGAGTACAAACAATTAGTAAGAAGAATTGTTGATGCTCAAAATAAAGACGCAAAAGCTATCTACGAACAGTAAATAATTTTTGCTAAATATAAAAAACAACAAGAAAGGGAGGCTATTCATGTCTGCAAAACCAAAAGATCCCAACAGTATTAGATTTAATACTCATGTTGGAACTAAGCTAAGAAATTTAAGACTACTACATAAGATGAGTCAATCAGATGTTGCGAAGGAAATAAATGTTACCTTCCAACAGATTCAGAAATATGAGAAGGGTTATAATGGATTGAGTGCATTTTTAATGGGGTGGTTAGCTCATTTCTTTAATGTGCCAGTAAGTTATTTCTCAGATGGATTTAACTTTGAAAATTTTACCAGTCATTTAAAATATGAAGATAGGTTTCCTGAGATTAATAGATGTAATCAAGTAAGAAATGAAAAGTTATATCCTAATCCTAATTCATATAACGATATATCTGACTCATATATTGAGGAAGAAATTAAAACAATAGATCAGTAAATGAAATCGTTAAGTCGGTCAGGCAAGAAGTTTGATTGGCTTAACGACAAAACAATTAGAGATGAAGACCAAGATCAATTAGATTATTTAGCTAATTTGTATAACAAAACCAAAGATAGTAAATATAAACAACAATGGTATGAATTGATTAAAAAAGTTGTTAGGCATATCTAACTATTTTTTCTATCATCCTCTCTCATACATTTATAATGAGCTTTACCTTTAGGATAAAAGGCTACAAAACTTTCTTGATTGGTCATGTCTTCGTTACAATATTTGCACTTACCAATATCAATAATAATAACTTTAGGTTTCTTCCAAAGTTTTTTATGTTTTGGCATAGTTAGGTTTCTTTCCTTTTCTTGATTTTCTTTCAGCTTTCTTTTTTCTTGAAACAGCAGAGGCTCTTTGACTAGCAGTCATGGATTTTGCTTTTGATAATGGAACACACTTAGGATAGTTCTTTCTTTTCTCACCTTTTGATCTTCCACATGGAGGAAAGCCACCGCCTTTTTTACGATTGGCTATGTCCACCCATTTCTCTGATGTCCACTTTCTTAAACTCATTTTCTTTTTTTAGTTTTCTTCTTTGGTTTTATTCTACCTGAACAAACTCCTGATGCGTACATATTAGCATAAGCACTAGGATAAACTTTAAACTTTCGTTTAGCAGCAGCCTTACCTTTTGCACAAAGTTTAGCCATTATCTTTTCTTCTTCTTCTTTTTCTTCATGGCTTTAAAATCAGCACCAGTAATCTTATCTCTTGGCGGTGCAACTCTTGCTAATTTTTTTTGTTTTTTACTGTATTTACTAAATGGCATAATTTTTTCCCTCCTCATACCCAATCATAAAAATGATTACACCTAGTTGTTATTTTTTATATTTCATTTTCTTTTTTTTCTTCTTCATTTTTTCTTTTGCTTTTTTTGCAGCAGCTTTACCTTTTTTAGTATAAGCATATTTTTTTCCATTTACCATTGGCATAATTTATCTCCTGTTGTTACCATTTTTTGCAAGACCAATATCTTGCAGAAAATACATCTTTAGCTGTAGCACATTTATGTCTTGCTCTAAAACTTTTTCTTCTTGCAGGGATATTTTTTTTAATCGTCATGTTAGCATCCCCAAATCTAATAATCTTTTCTTTACCACCCTTACAAGCCTTGACTACAAACTTTTTACCACCTGATATTTGTCTTTTAGGTGAGTTGCATTTCATTTTAGACTTATCTATTGCCATGTTTTATAGCCTTCTTTATCTTTTGTTAGTGCTTGTCCTCTTGGATTTGGTGACCAAGATACATGAATCCATCCGCTATTAATATCAGATTCATCATAGTATTCAAGGATCGCTTGATCTATTGGAAGGTTTTCTATGATGTGTTTAAATACTTTCTTGTTATCTACACCTGGAATTTCAAAGTCTGCGGCAGCTCCATTGTTTGCACAATGTTGTGAGGTAGATTTTGATCCCAAAATTTCGCACAAAGCAGGTGATCTAAATCCTGAAGTAATCTTAATTGGTAATTGAAAGTCTTCTCTTAGTGGCTGAAGAATGGTCTGGCAAAGATGTTTTATGTTTTCTATTTGCTCTGCATTAGGTTCATTATCTATGTTATTTTTTAAAGCTGTTTGAGATTGTGTCATCTCTTTTAAGCTAAAGTTTTCAGTCAATTTCATTTTCATTTACTCCTTTAAAATATTTATAATCAAATTCTACTACTCTGCAATCATGTTTTTTACGCATAGACTTTTGTTTGTCTTTAAACTCAATTGCTTTTTTTTCTGTTTCAAATATTAAATTTGTGAATACCTGATATACATTATCTCTTTTCCAAATAACACACCACATCAAGTTTTCTGCATTTCTTTACAAACAAAACTAATGTAAAATCTTTCCTCATTAACTCTTTGTTTGCCAAAACTTACTAATGTTTCACCGCTAATTTTATAACCATCATAAGCACAATCATAATGAGATTGATAAAGTTGTTCTATACTTACTGGTTGCATACAGGAATTATTAAGTGATGAACACAAGGTAAGTATCAGAATAAATTTCATTATGGGTGTTCTAACATCATTTTATTTGTTTCTTTTAAATCCTTAATTTGTTTTTTAGCATCCTGTAAATCTTGGTTAAGATGTTCTAACTTTTGTAAGCATCTTTTGTTAGCACTATCTTTTGATTTACCAGCATCCTGCAACTCAGCGATCTCTTGCTTGAGTATTCGGATCTGTTCTTTATATTCGTTTAACAGTTCTAAATTGTCAGACATTATTTCTTTTTAAATAAATCCATACCTGGCTTTAAGCCATAAATTGATCCAAAGATTCCTAGCACTAGCCATTTATAGAACTCTGGAAAGTTATTAAAATATTCAAAAAATAAATCTAATTTTTCTTTTGCTTGTGGATCTCCACTAAATACTGACCAACTTAAAACAACAATTGGCAAAACTACAATTATCAAAACCAGCTCATCTTTCCACCCTTGATTCTGATTATTCATTACAGCTTTCTTGTATTCAATCTGTCCATCTGCCATACGCTGTGCATGGTTCATTTCTGCAACAGATTCTAACTCTTTTGCTTTTCTTCTATTAGCTGCAATAGACATACCAGTCTTAATCATTCCAGGAACTAATTTAGCTGCTATATTTAACCACATAATTTTCTCCTCTATTTGTTTGATATTATCTTTTTAATAGATTTACTTCCATCTATATTTTCTTCTAGTTCAGCTTGTACTTTGCCACATTTATATTCAATATTACTGTTAGCATTTCTTTCAGCTTCTCTTTTACCTTTTAAACAATCTGACATTTTATCTTGGATTCTATGCTCTTGCAACTCTCCAGCCACAAACATACACAAAGCAACCACACTACTAATAATTGTTTCCATTAGCTCTTACCTTATCTTTTAAATGCTCAATATCAGTTAATGCTTTTTCTAATTGAGATTTAAGAAATTCAATATTAACTTTGTTCGTCATGTTTTGTTCTTGAGTTTCTGTTAATTTTTCTACATCACCATACAAACTTTCAATCAACATAAATTGTTCTTGGTCTGTGGGTTTTTGTTCTGATTTTTTAAGTAGATCAGCTTGAAATAATTCTCTTGATGTTTCTAAACTTGTTAGTCTTGCAGTAACTTCTGTGTAGGCAAAGACACCCATAGCAACTCCTGCTACAATTGCCAACATATTTTTGACAGGCATACTTACAGATGTGTTCTCAGATATTTTCATATTGGTTTTACACAAAGTGCTAAGAATACAAAGCCTAATATCAACATCCCTGTAAAGTAATAGTTCATATTTATCCTCATAAATTATTTAGCTACTTTGCCTTTGTTAATACCTTTTTTAATTACATAGTCTTGAGTACCATTAGCACCATGTTCTACTTCTTTTTTAAGATTTTTAAATATGTTCATCTCTTTTAATTTTTT